GTGGTCCGTCTCTCCGAGGGGCGGACCATCCGCGTTTTAAGGGATCGAACCAAAGACAATCTCAAGGTCATCCACGGAGATGGAGACATCCACCTCACCTGCGTAGCACAAGCCCATGACCCCATCGAGATGCTGAAGACACTGGCCAAGCTGGAAGACGTTCGGTCAGTGGAACTCACCGATGCAAAGGGAAATGGAATCATCATCCACAAACAAATCTGATCCATGCACAAGTCCTCAACACACGACATCGTCAACGCACTCAACATCCTCTCCACCGAGATCTGCTCCGTCGATGGAGCAGCCAACGCTCTATGCGCCGAAGCGTCAGCTCGCATCCTGGAACTCGTCACCATCACAAAGGATCTGACAGCACACATCGTTTCTAATCCGGTGCATCATCCAAAGTGTAACGCCGCAACCAAAGGCAACTATTGCAACTGTATGTTGGCCAAACTATCGCACCCATGAAGACTCCACGACACGAGCAGCCTTGGTACGAAGCACGGTTGGAAAACAATAAGAAGCCGTCCAAGATCACCGAAGAAGAACGAACCATACTCACCGAGGAGAATCGCAAGCTTATCGAAGATGCGCCACGAATCATATCGTGGGGAGTTGCCAACGGATGGATCGCTTACCCAATAAAGGAACAACGTAAATGGAAGATGCAAGAACTTGGTACGTCAACCGAACCAACCCAGCAATCATCGTCGAACTCATTGGATGCGCTCAGTACCGTCTGGCCGAACTCCGAACTCCAGTAGTCATATATCGCCGGGGCGACAATATATACGTTCGCCTCGAATCTGAATTCCACTCCAAGTTCGTAATAACAAGCAGGCCATAGCCTCCGCAGTCCAACTCAGCAACGAATCAACGACATGACAACGCTCGAACGAGCGGCTCTTTGGCTTGCCAAAGTACCGCCAGCCGTCTCAGGACAGAACGGCCATTCAACCACCTACACCGCCGCCGTGGGCCTTGTACACGGCTTCCAGCTAGGCTACGGGGACGCAATGACCCTGTTGTCCGAATGGAACCTATCCTGCCAGCCACCATGGTCCGACAAGGATCTGGCCCACAAACTCCGTGAAGCATCCTCCCGGAGCCACGACAAACCAGCGGGCCACTTGATCCAAAGCACCAGCGCGGGCATGGACCTCTCGCGTGTGACCTTCAAGCGGCCTACTCCCACATCCGTACCTGGTGCTTCCGAGTTCCAGAAGTTCCTCTCATCCGCATTCGCCGCCACCGAGGTGGTGTGCATCTGCGAGCAGGTCGAGGACGGTAAGCCAATGACCTCTGGATCGTTCCTGCCGGTCGAGGATTGGATTAAGCGATTCGATTCCCCCGACTCCATCCTGTTCCGACCCGACCGAGTCGAAGGAGTCTACGTCCGCATCAACCCGTTCAAGCCCAACCTCTACAGCGGTTCGGACAACGATGTCAGCGCGTACCGCCATGTTCTCGTCGAGTTCGATGACAAGCCCAAGGCCGAGCAGGAACAGCTCCTCCGCGACTCCGGTCTTCCCATCAGCGTTCTCATCGATTCCGGTGGCAAGAGCATCCACGGTTGGGTCCGGGTAGACGCACCATCCCGCAAGGAGTGGGATGCCCGCCGGGATCTTATCTATTCCTCCATCCCCGGCATCGATCCGAAGAACAAGAACCCATCACGCTTCTCCCGGCTACCCGGAGCATGGAGGGGTGAATCGCAACAGAAGTTGTTGGCCACTAACCTAGGCGCAAACTCATGGGAGGATTGGCTTACCGCCCGCGAGACCGATGAGGATCAGTCCACCATCGTCACGGTCAAAGACCTAATGGACTTCGATCCGGACAACGATCCGGATAACCTGATCGGCAATCGATGGATCACCCGCGGTTCCTCCATGATCGTCAGCGGTGGTACCGGGATCGGGAAGTCCAGCCTGATGATGCAGATCGTCATCCGCTGGTGCCTCGGCCTCGACTTCTTCGGGATAAAGCCGGTGAAGCCATTGAAGATTGGGGTCATCCAGGCCGAGAACGACAAAGGTGACCTCGCCGAAGCATTCCGCGGGGTGGTGCATAAGAGATTCAGTCTCGATCAGATGAACCAGCTCCAGAAGAACTTGGAGTTCCGCACCGAGACCATCCGCACCGGGGAACAATTCTTAGCCTACGCCCGCCGGTTCATTCACAAGTCAAAGCTGGATCTCATAGTGGCCGATCCATTGTTCTCCTACTTCGGCGGAGACCTCAGCGATCAGTCCGAGGTCAGCGTATTCCTTCGCAACAAGCTCCAGCCCATCCTCCACGAGACCAAGGTCGCATGGATCTGGATGCACCATGTCTCCAAGCCTCAGCGCAAGGAGAACGGAGAACCACTCACCACTATGGAACTCGCCCACTCAGGCTTCGGCTCCTCCGAACTCGCCAACTGGGCGCGGGAGATAGCGGTTCTCCATGAAGTAGGCCAATTCAAGCCTAGAAGGTTTCAGCTCGCCTTCTGCAAGCGGGGAGGGAGGATTGGACTCCCGTCTCCCATTCTCAATCTTCAACACTCAGCCACCGGCATCCAGTGGGAAGAGTCCAACCCCCTAGCGTTCACGGGAGCGGAGCTGAAGAAGGAGAAGCCTTATCGCCCTCAGCCAAGGCGTCGCGCATAGCCTTAAACCATTCATCATCCTCAATCGTTTCACGGGCCTTCTGCATAGCCTTGCGGCATTCGGAGGCCCTTTTCTCTGCCTCCATGACCTCGGGATCAATGGCGGGTTCAGGCTCTGGCTCAGGCTCCTCATCCCCACCGCGCTTGCTCGAACGCTTCCTTTCGAGTTGGCCAATGAGTCGTTCATGCTTCTTCACCGAGGTCTTCAGATACGCAACATCACGCTTCAGGTCATTGACCATCCTCAAGAGCAACGACACCCGATCCTCATCCTCCGGCGGAACCCAGTCACAACCACGCCACTGCCTATGAACCATGTCATAAACTATGACCTGGGACTTCTTGTTCCTCATGGAATTGAAAGCCCGGATCGACCGACCCAACTCACAGGCAAGATTCTTTCGGATGTAGGCCAGTACCTCGGACTTGTCCGGGTCGGCATCGTGGCGTTGCGGGGACATCAGTCGGAACATCGACCGAAGCGTGGAACCATTTTCCAGATAACTCATAGCAGGAACAGAATGCGTCGTGTACACCCCGGTGTCAATGTAAAGGAATGTTGATTTTGCATCCCACCCCACAAAGTTAGCATCCCCCCTGCTACTCTCCCTTAGAGGGAGACTTACACTCCCTCTAATAAGGGAGTTAAAAACCGCAAACGCCGCGACGCTATGGGGGACTGACGCCCCCCGCTGCGGCTGCGGTTTTTCAATAACCCTCCACTGATTGCGAAGTATCGGGTTGGATGGAGGATGGAGGATGTGGATTGCTGGAGCGGGAAGGGGTCTAGGATCGCGTTTGATTGCTGGATGGTGTGTGGGGCGCGGAACCCCATTGATCGGCCATTGCGCGGGCGATGCCGGGATAGGTCTTGGATCGCTCCTTCCAGCGGGTGGGACTAGGACCGAGTTTGTTCTGCCCGCTGGGGGTTTGATTGGCCCACCTCCCCGAAGCGGGTAGCGGCAGGATGTCTGTGGGAACCAGCGGTGGAAGGTTCTTGAGCCACAGACAGGTGCGCTTGCTCGCGTTATCACCAAACTGCCACGGCTGTATCATTTGGGACGGTTTGCAAATGCGTGTGTTGATAGCACCGACTGGGTTCTCTATTGCTATACGGGGGATACCGCTATTTAGTAACAGATGAACGAATGCGAGTGCTTCATCGGTCAGCTTGGGGTCGCGAAGCCCACGAGTCGTCCAGTGCATGCCGCTGCTGCACAGGTAGGTACAGGGCGGGAACGCGATCATCATGTCCCATTGCTGCTTGAGGAGATCACGCACATCTCCACGATAGTGCTGGCCCACTGTATCGCTGGGTTCAAAGTCGCAGCTCCACGCATCCCAGCCACGAGCAGCGAACTCATCGCGAACCCGGCCACTGTACTCGCAGGCCACAAGAACTCGGGGCTTCACAGGGACACCTCCTCAGAGAGGAAGAAGTCCTTCTCCTCCCCGTTCATGGTCACGCCATTGGTCCATGTCAGTCCGATGCAGTCATCGTTGTAATCGAACCGGATCAGGAAGTCATTGAGCTTGGGAGCATATATCACTCGGTAACCATGGTTCTTCCAATGCACCACCTTGCCGGACAGAACCGCCTCTTTGATCTCGTTGAGTTTCATATCGGGGGCGAACCTACCGCACCATGATCCACCTCGTCAAGCGGGAAAATACCGCACCATGAGAAATATGTGAACCTCATCTGGATCAATGTTTACGAGGGTCCGAGCGAAATACGTCGCGCCGCGCCATAATTTATCCGATTTCCCGATTCCCGATTTCTGGTTCCCGAATTCCGAATTCCGTATGGCATATGGAGAATCTGGAATACCGCACCATGAGACCGCATGATCCCGAAACAGATTTCGGGATGATACCGGAGAGGTTGGACATGGGACGTCTTACCCTGGAGTGCTATGCAAATAACCTGGCGGAGTGTAGGGGGGGAACGAAAGGAAGGAATGGCCTACTAAGGAAGGGAAAGGCGGGCGGGCGGGCGATGCCATAGGGGCAAAAGAAAACCCCAAGGGGATTCCTTGGGGCTTGGTGAATGGCTTGGATTAGTTACCGGCGAGAGCTGACAGAATGAGAAGGAGGGTGAAAAGGAGGCAAAGCCCGAGATAGCCTAGGACTCGAAGGAGGGGCTTCATCGGTTCAAAGGAGAACGTGAGCCATTGTTCCGTCAGGAAGGGTTCCGGAGGCGAACTCACGCGCCCAAGGGTTTTGCTCCGGTGGTGTCTGATTCTTTTTGTGGTCTTCCTCAAGGAATGACCAGAGAAGCTTCCGGACGGCCAATCGATGGCATGAGTCACCGGATAACTCATGCGGGTACGGGATGGTGATTGAGCCGCGTTCACAAGTCGCTTTGATACGGGATCCCTTGTGATCGGTTGCGGGGAGGTACTTTGAATGGATTGCTTGCATGTTGTTGAATCGGGCAGCGATTGCCCGCCAGATGCTGCCGGTTTCCCGACAGCACCGGACGGGAAATCAATGCGCGTCAATCGCTCGCCCCTGCCGCGCAAGGTCGAAACAATCGAACCGCTTGAACATGTCCGCGAACCGTTCCCACTGCCACTCGGACGGAGGCCGAACCGGTTCAAGGTCTCCAGACTCAGACACCGTGCACAGAACCGGAGTCACGCGGATAGATGAAATCAGGACTTGGGATTCGACGTTAAACGCGAAGTCCGGACACCAGTGCCCGAGTGGCCCGCCAATGGTTCCCATCGTCTGAGTTGTCTCGAATCCCGCACCGATCGAATCGAGGAACTTAAAAGCGGTTTCCCGATCGAAAAGTCCGGACATCTGGACATCTGAGATACAAGCCCAGAAAGCTTCACGCGGGAACTTTTCCCGTAGCTTACGGCAGATCTGAAAGCGCGTCTCGCCTCTCACATCGTCCAAGCGGTTCAAGATTTCACGAGGGATTGAACCTTCCTTTGCAAGGTAACTGTATTCCGAGTCAAATGGTTCGGATGGTTCGACCGGAAGTCCCGGCCAATCGCGGATGACATCGGACAAGGTGATTTCATGGGAACCCCACCGCTCAAGTTGGGGATGCTCGCCTGAGAAGCTGGCGACGATTGAGAAGCCGAGGCGATATTTCAATTTGCACCTCCCATCAAAGCTTCGGCCAGAAGCCAAAGGATCGGGAGGAGGAGGAGGTTAAGCGCGAGAAACGCTAGGAATGCACGGAGTTTATGGGATTTTTTCATGATGTTTTGAGGTGGGGAAATTAAGCGGTGGCGGATTCTACAAGATAGAGAACCCAACTTTCTGGCTCGTCAGACTTCGAAGGCCGATCGCCAAAGATCGTGATGGTTCCCTCGATGTTGTCCCAATCCACGTCCCATTGGTTGCGTTTGAGCCAATGGGAAGCGGCTTCGACGTCGAAGACTTCGACGGTCACAGGTCGGCCCAAGGCAATGGATTCGTCAATTGCGGTGATAAGATTAATGTTTTGCACGGGGTGAAAATGCAGCAGAAGTCAACAGGAGTCAACAGAAGAAAACAGAAAAGGGAAAAGAGAGCTATCGGGAGGCATGGCGAAGGCGGTTTCAAAAATTCAAAAATGCAAAAACCTGGCGATCAATTCAGGGGTCGGACATGCAATGTCTGAGGGGGTTGAGAAAGAAAAGCGGAAGGTTGGGAGGCCGCAGAAAGTTGTTCCCGTGGAGCAACTAAAAAAAGCGATTGAAGCTTGCAAGCTTGGGATTCCCCTTGAGCGGGTGGCAATCCTTGCGGGATTCCCAAGCGGGAACGCTGGTGGATGGGCGGACTATTTGAAGCGTAACCCTGACTTTGCTAATGAGCTTGAGCTTGCAAGGTTGGAGGGAGAACTAGAACTCTCCTCCGTCGTACGCCAGTGCGGTAATGGCTGGCAAGGTTCCGCTTGGTTGCTTGAAAGAACCCGCGGATATGTTGCAAGGGCATCGCTAGAACACACTGGGAAAGGCGGAAAGGAATTATCAATTAGCGGCAATCTGCTTGGAGCATTCGGAGGACAATCCAAATAGGATAGTGCGCTATTGTAGTAGCCGCTATTTGCATAGGTGACCAATGGATCGCAGTTCAATGCATAGGACCACGGGGGGTGGGGACCACCCAGGTGGGGGGTGGTTGTTACCTTATACCCCCTCCCCCTCCCACAACCAATTTTATGGCA